CTGCTGATTCCGCGCCGGTCGCTACGTTGTTTTATGGCGACCATATTGAAAGTTATGAAGTGGTTGATGAATACAAGCTGCGGTTTAGCGATTATTTAATCAAGGGCTATGACTATCCTAACGATAAGGCGTTGAAAGGCAGCGTTAAGGATGCCGGAATCGGCTATTTCAGGCCCTTGCATATTGTTGCCGATAAGCTGGGGCAAGGGCTTGGCGGCTGCGAACGGCGGGCGGAAATGGAGCGTAACCGGCGTTTAGCCCGCTCGCATCGCATTGACTTGCAGGTGTACGGTTGGACCCATGCGGGCGGCGTCTGGGACATCAATACCCAGGTGCGGGTGATTATTCCGGAGGAAGCGATTGACGGCGTTTATTTGATTGGCGAGCGCTCTTTTACGCTGGATGACCGGCAAGGCAGTATGACGCGCTTGCAGGTGATGAAGCGTGAAGCGTTTATGGGCGAGGATAAGCCCACGATAAAAAGCGGGGCGAGCAAAAAAAGCACGGCAAAGCGTCAAGCTAAAAGCAGTAGCAGTAAAGTCTCCGATGGCAATTATGGCGTGGGCGAGGGATAAATGAATCAGATTTGGAACCGCTTGCAACTGGTGTTTGCTCAGGGCGTGGCGTCCCTGGTCAAGGCGGATAAGGTGCAGGCCAAAGTGCTGGATGAGGAAGTGCTGGATAACCTGGCGCGGGTTGAACCCTATGGCTTCAGTTATCGCCCTAAGCCGGATTGCCAGGCGTATTTGTTGTTTCCTTCCGGCGATAGGTCTTATGGCGTGGCGATTATGTGCGGCGACAAGCGCTATCAAATGACTCTTGAAGAGGGCGAGGTAGCGATTCATGATGATATTGGCCATAGCATTACCTTATCTCGCGACGGCATTGTCATCGATGGCGGCGGCCATGCGTTACGGGTGACTAATTGCCAACAAATAACGGTTTCCGGCGGGGATGTGATCGCCGATGGCATTTCGTTAAAAAATCATCATCACACCGGCGTGCAGACGGGCAGCGGCATTACCGGTAATCCGCTATGAGGGCGCTATGTTAAAGCTGGTACAAGTTGATAATACGGTGTTTGATCTGGCCTTTGACGATCCCGCCTTGGCCGATGCCGATGCTGCCGTGGCCACTCTGGTTTACGCGGTGCTGTTTACCGATGCCGAGGCGCCGCTTGCGCGCGAGCCGGACCGGTTTCAGCGCCGGGGCTGGTGGGCGGATGCCGAGGCGGGCTGTGGCCTCTGGCATGTGCGCAGGCAACCGCTCAGCAGTGCCGCCCGGCGCGAGGCGCTGGCCATGGTGGAAACGGCTTTGCTTGAACATGGCTTGACAGCCGTGAGCGTATCCGAGGCGCCGGCGGCGGGAAGCGTTTCCGGGGTGTTTATGCAAATTACCGGCCTGCATAATGGCCGTCAATTCACCATGAGCATTCCGTTGTGACCGATTATGCCCGCCCTTCCTACCTGCAACTAAAAGCCCGGATAGAAACCGATCTGGCAGCGCTTCCGGCTGTGTTGCGCAGTCCGTTGTCGGCCGCCTGGGCTAGGGCGTGTCATAGTCAACACGGCTTTTTGGAGTGGATTGATCGGCAGTGCTCGCCGCTGACGAGCGATATTGAGCGGCTGTATGATTGGGCGGCGTTATATGGCAGTTATCGCCTGCTCGCCACGTATGCCAGTGGTTTTGTTTTGGCGACCGGTACGCCGGGATCGACGCTGTTGGCTGATACGGTATTGAGAGGACAAAACGGCCTGGATTATAAGGTGTTGGCGGCGGTTACGCTGGTATCCGGCGACAATCCGGTTTCTGTGCGCTGCGTGACGGCTGGCCGTGCCGGTAATTTGGGCTTTGGGCAGGTGCTGACGCTGGTTGATCCGGTGGCAGGGGTGTCTGGGTCGCTGTCTGTTGATGGCGCCGGCTTATCGGGCGGCGAGGATGACGAAGCTTTGGTCGATTGGCAAGCCAGAATAGCGTCTGAATGGCTGGCAACAGTTACCTATGGCGGCCGTGCCGGCAGGATCGAGGATTACCGGGCCTGGGCTAAAGCGGCGCATCCTTCCGTTTCTACGGCATTGATCCAGCCCCACGCGGCCGGGCTTGGCACGTTGATCATCCGGCCTATTTGCAATGGGCTAACCAATCGCTTGCCAACTTCGCCTATAGTGGCGGATGTCACCACGTATTTATTAGCCAAGGCGCCGGCAACCGCTGATTTTCGCGTACTTGCGCCCGTGGTTCATGGGGTTTCTATTACGGTCTATCTTTACCCTGGTTTTAATACCCTGGCGAATCAAAACGCTATCACGGCGGCATTGGCGGCGCTGGTGCTGCGCGAGCAATCCGAAACCTCCTTATTGACGCTGGCCGAGATCGACGCCGCGATTGCGTCGGTAACCAGCCAGTATGTACGTTTAGCGCCATTGGCGGATATTGCGGTCGGGGCTGGTAATGTATTCGTTTTGCAGCCTGTTACCTGGGCTACGTCGTTTTAGTTATAAGGATTAATTATGACTTTGACTAATGGAGATTTTGAAGACTCACCGGATTTTACAGGTTGGACAAAAACACTCTCCAGTAACAATCTTAATAACGCACAAATCGTTACAAGCTATGCAAGCGGTAAAAAAACGCTTACGGGTAGTGCTGTTAATCCCTATATATGGACGCCTAAAACGGGCACTCGCTTTTTGCGGATAGGCGCTGGTGACTCGGCGGTTGATGTATGGCAAACAGTTTCACAAAATATTACCTTAACAGCAGGGGATATAATTGCTGGATGGGCTGCGTTTGACTGGGAAGATAATAATCCCAGGTATGATGGGGCTAGAGTAAGACTATATCAAGGACCATCTGCTACACCGACATTCGAAGTCAAACCTTTTGATGTAACCGGACAATCGTTTCCTAATCCTAACCCGCCACCCACTTATCTTAATTATTATGATCAACCATGGACCGAATGGTCTTGGGTGTGTACTGCGGATGGTGTTTATACAATAGAGCTAGGTGTAAAAAATACGTATGAATCCAGGAATGGTTCCTTTGCGTTATTTGATGCCATTGCAGTTACCATTGCAGTTACCAATCCATCAATATGCGAAACAACAGCGTGTGCTCCGGAATCCATTTCGGCATCATCTATGCAGATTGTTCAGCATTCACTCGTTGAATTTGCTTCCTCTGTTATGGATTTATTGCCGCCAGGATCAGCATGGCGATGGCCCGCTGGCGGTTTTGGAGAGTCATTATTATTGGCTCTGTCCAGTGAATTAAAGCGCGTTGAGCAAGCCGTACAAGGCGTGCTTGATCGGGCTATTAACCTGCATAAACGGACTGTTTATAGCTGGAACCTTTGCGGTTATCGCTTTATTGTTGCGGAAGCCATTGCCGAGGCAATGCCTGGCGTTACGTTTCCTCACGCGCCGGTTTGTCTTGATCATTTGCTGTATACGCCGTTGCAGGTCGGCAGCGTGGTGGGCGATGGGGTGTGGAGCGCGCAATGCCGCTATATTCTGCGGGTCAGGTATTATTCTTCGTTAGTGGATTTATCCGTTTTTTATGATGCGCTTAGCAATTACCGGCAGGCGCATGTCAATTTATGGCTTGAGGATATGGGTTAAGTTATGCGTAAAACAGAGGGGTTCGGTCATATTAATAATATGTTTGTTTCCGAGGATGTCGGATTGTCCCGTCCGCCTACTGTCATTACGGATCAATGGCTCAATGATGTGCAATCCGAACTGGTGGCGGCGGCGCAGAAAGACGGGGCTGCTTTGGGGGCATCTGATCATCAATTAGCTGATGTGTTGGGCTCTCGTATCCGGGTTTTTACTGCGGACCAGGCGCTACCTTCGGCAAATATGGGCCCTATTTGGCATGAAACGTATCAATCTTTGATGACCTGGAATGGCTATCAATATATTCCTCTTAATCCTGGTAATTTTGTTAAATATTATACCGCCGGGCAAAGCCTGCCGGCCTCGAATATCGGCCCTATTTGGCATGATGACTATAATTCTATTATGTACTGGAGTGTTTACGATCAAAATGGCGCGTCTTATGCTGGTTATGCGAGCGCCCAAATAGGGCAATTAAGCATGGATACGTTTATCAATTACCCTCGTAAGGGCTTTATACGGTCTGGTACGGCTAATTTAAGCAGGACTATTTACGCGGCTTTACGCAATTGGGCTTTGCATAATGGCCTTTTTGTTTCTTCTGGAAACTGGGTTCCCGGTAATATTGCCATGAAGGATAATCCGGATGGCACCACTTTTACTGTTTTTGATGTGCGTGGCGAGTTTCCGCGTTTTTGGGATGATGGGCGAGGCGTTGATCCTGGCCGTTTTCCCGGTTTATGGCAGGCTGATGAATTAAAGTCGCATGCTCATACTATTGAGAATATAAGGGATCGTTCTGGTCAAGAAATATCCGGTAATGCGGTTTATGGAGATGAAAACAGGGATGGTCTTTCTTATTCTATGACAGCAGCAACGGGCGGTTCTGAAACCAGGCCGCGAAACGTGACGCTTTTGGCAGTCATCAAATATTAGGATTATCTATGCAAATTTTTTATTTTAAAGCGGATACAGGTGAATATTTACATTCCAGCAATGCCGATGAATCGCCTTTGGAGCCTGGTGTATATTTACAGCCTATTAATGCAACCTTCAAACGTCCTATGAATGCCGGTCAAAATCAGGTTGCGGTGTTTCGTGATGATAATTGGTCTTTACAGGCTGATTATCGAGGCTGGTATTATTTACCCGATGGCTCTAAGTTCATGGTATCAGAGCTCGGCGTTTTACCCCCTGACGGCGCAACGATAGAACCTCCCGCCACTTCGCGTGCCGACCAAATTTCACGAATCGTTGATTTAATTAAGCGTGAACGTGATTTACGCTGGCGTTCTGGTTTCCCTGTGCTTATTGATGATGATAATAGGTGGTTTCCCTCTGATCAATTTAGCCTTTTGCAATATATTGCGCTAAAAGATAAAGCGCGAGATTTGTTAACTTCCGGCGGTGCATTCGTTGATGCAATTACTATAGATGGAGATCCAGTAAATTGGAAACTTATGGACGGTTCTTATGTGGCTATTACTATTAAGTTAGCGTTTGATATTGTTGACGCTGCGTCCAGACATGAGTCTAAAATTTTTATTGCTTGTGAAAATCATTGCTTTCAATTGAATAAATCGAATGATCCATTAAGCTACGATTATTTATCGTATTGGCCACTAAAGTTTGGCGAATAAATTTCTCTATATTGCTGTCCGGAATTCAACAATTTTATTTAATTTTTAACTGTCCGAAAATCAAACTCGGTTTGTCCGGAATTCAAACTCGCTTTACTAAGTCTTCTGCACACCTCCCGGCAATGGGTCGAGATTCAGGGCTTGGTAGATAGCCGCCAGCTCCGTTTCCGGACGCG